AGTGATTTTCTATAAATTGAAATAATAAATGTTTTAATATAATCAAGTGCTAATTTATTAAAATGCATTTTTTTTATTAATATATTAGGAGAGAGTTTATCATAACACATATATTCTATTAATCTATTAAATTGTGTATTAATCTTACATGCTTCCGTAATTTCATGAATTGTGTTAATAATATCTAATGGAGTAATATCTGATTTATTCTTTTTAATATTATAAATCTCTTTAACATTATCAAATAATCTATTAAAATTAATAGGAATATGAATAGTAATTTCAAGACCTACTTTTTTATTAGTCACACTTTCGTATTTACCATAAACTAAATGAATATCTTTTATAATCTCAATTATTTTTTTATTATATGTTTCATATGCGATTGAAATTATGCTATTTTTTTTATAAGTTGATAATACTTTTTTAATAATATATTTATCCCAATTATCATCAGTGTTAAGAATATAATTTTCTTTTAGTTCTTCTTCTTTAATGAAATGAAGATCAAATGATTGTTTCTCTAAGTAAATACTATTAAAAGCATCATCTCCATATACAAATTGAACAATATCACCATTGGATGATCTAACACTATAATCATGATTAACTTTTAAATCTTCCATTGTTTTAACTAATTTACGCTGAACATATCCTGATTTGGCAGTTTTAACAGCAGTATCAATTAGACCTTCTCTTCCAGTCATTGCATGGAAGAAAAACTCTTGGGGTGTAAGACCATCAATAAATGAACTTGTAATATATCCTCTACTTTCAACACCATTATCATATTTACTAAAATGAGGGAGAGATCTATTGTCGAAACTTAAAGGTATTCTCTTACTATTAACAGATTGTTGCCCCAAAATACATGTCATTTGTGTTATATTAGTTGCTGAACCCTTCGATCCAGATACAATCATATAATTAATACGATTGTTTTTATCAATATTTTTTGTATTTAAATCATCTAGTGTTTTTGTTGTTTTACTAAGTAATCCCATAATTTTTGCTTCATAAACTTGACCTATATTATTCGATATTCCCTCAAAAATATTAAGATGAACTTGTTTAGTCATATTAATAATTTCTTCCTTGGTTTTTAAAATGATTTTTTCACTCATTTTTTTGATATCTGGATGAATAATTAAGTCACTAATTCCAACACTAAAACCACTACGGATTAAGTATTTAGTGATTATTTTTTGAATATTATTAAGATATTCACGTGTTTTTTTAAATCCAAATTCATTAAAAATAATGTGAACTATAAAATTTGATATTTTTTTATCAATTTGTCCTTTAATTATTTGACCTTTTTTAATAACAATTTTTGAATTACTTATACTAATAGGAGGAATTGCTATACTAACTAATTGCTTACCCGTCCATCTTCTACGTTTAGGTTCATTAATTTCTGGTTCTGGTAATATACCTGTAAATGTAGTAACGTCAACTAACATATTCATTACTTCTTTTTTTGTAAAGAATACATCTTTATCTGTAATTTTATAAAGACCCAACAAATTATCTTGATGTGGTTTAATAATAGGAGAATTAGATGAAGGACTTATTATTTGTTTAGATACATTCGCAATCATTTTTAATTCTATTGCTGTTTGAATACTTTGAGGAACATGCATATTCATTTCATCACCATCAAAATCAGCATTATATGGTTCACATACATTTACATTTAATCTAAATGTAGAACCTTTCATAACACGGATTTTATGAGCCATCATACTCATTTTATGAAGTGAAGGTTGTCTATTAAAAAGAACAACATCGCCATCAATTAAATGACGATAAACAATATCTCCATATTCTAATTCTATTGTTTCTTTTGTATATTCTAAATATTTAGTGCGACCTGTTTTAATACTTTTATAACTTTTAGCACCTGGGTAAATTTTATTTTTATTTTGTACAAGTTTATAGAGTTTGTTAATATTAAATTTATTAACAACTTCCGGAAAAGTAAGATTCATAGCAATTTTAATTGGAACACCCAATTCTTCAATATTGAGATTGGGGTCTGGTGAAATAACACTACGAGCAGAAAAATCAACACGCTTACCCATTAAATTACTACGAATACGACCACCTTTACCATTAAGTCGTTCTTCAATAGAACGCATATGTTTTTTACCTGCTTTGGTCATGGACGCCGGCACACCCTTAATATTATTATTAATAAGTGTAATAATGTAATATTGAATAAGATTTGTATAGTGTTTAATAAAATCTTCATTTGTATCACCGGTCGCCAATTTTTGTTTTAAATGATTGTTGTTTTTAATAATTTCATTATAACGCTGTGTTAAATCATCTTCACTTCTTTGATTATTATATTGCTTAACTGATGGACGAACACTGGGTGGAACAACAGGAAGAACAGAACAAATTAACCAATGTGGGAGACACCAATCTTCGTGAAAACCTAAAACCAACGCATCTTCTTTTGAAATACGCTTAAGAATAGATATGGCATTAGCAGCACTAATAATATTATTAATCTTTTCTTTCTTCTTACCATCACCACTTGAATCTTCTTTATTATATTCAGCAATAACGAAATCTAACTGATTTGAAAAAATTTTATTAGGTAAAATCGCACCACACCCTTGAATATAATGAATATCATTTTCTTTTGTAACTCCTCCACACGTTTTTGTTTTAATAATATTTTTAATTAAATTAAATCGTTTTTTATGATTCGGTTCATTTTTAATTAAATTTTTAATAATAGGGTGATTTCTATTAACTAATAATTTACTACATCTTAAACATATACAACTTAATACGCCTTTAACATACGTTATAAAATGTTCATAATAAACTGGAACTGCTAATTCAATATGACCCATATGACCAGGGCAATTAACATGTGTTTGTTCGCATGTTTTACATCTAAATTGTCTATCTATTACACCCATACGTGTATCAAACAAACCTCCTGTTTTTGGAATATTATTACTAGTTGTATCATAGAGAGTTGCTGTATTTATATGCGCAACTGAACTTTTTAATATATCTTCAGGACTAGATATACTAAATTGTATTTCTTTAATTTGTGAAATTTCAGTCGTCATCTTTATGAATATAAAATGATATTTTTATAAATTAATAAAATATCTTTTATTGTATATTAATATTAAATAATTAAATTAATATTTTAAATTATTAAAATAAAATTAATTCAATTTTATATTTGATTAAAAATATTAAATTAAATATTATTTATTAATAATATTAATAAATAATAATATTAATAATATTAATAATATTAATAATATTACCACAATATAAATATTATATTATTTATAATAATACAATATGTCATTTGAGACAACATATATAAAAAAAAAAATAATTAGTGAAATAAAAAAGGAACTAAATTTAAAAGACATCTTAGATGAAGTTAAAAAAACTATACAATCGAAATATGATATTTTAACAACACTAAAAAAATATATAACTAAAATAGAAAATGAAGGAACAAAATTAGAAGACATAATAGGATACAATAAAGAGACATTTATAGATGATATTGTAAAAAAATTATATGAAGGTAGGAATCCTATAAATAAAAACGAGGAAAAGAAATTAAAGAAATTATTAATTGAAGGATTAGAAGACCCTTCGAAATTAGAATCCTGGAGGAGGCACATGAAGAAAATCAATGCAATGATAAAAAAAGATAACGCAGATAAATGTTATGAACATTTTAAGAGCAGCCCCGGTGTGGCATCATTAGATATTCGATTTGATGAGGCTCCTCATCCTTCTTTTACAAAAGATGATTTAAATATAATAACTACTATACAGGAATACGCAAATTTATATATGGAAATTGATCCTACACCAAATAACCCTACACCAAATAACCCTACATTAAAATCACTTTATAGTAAAGCAAAAGAACTAACTTTAGACGATATAAAAGATAAAGATAAAGTGAGTATTATATCTATTATTAAAATTAATGAAGATTATTATATTATTCCTACCGCTATTTGTTTATTATATTATATTACAGAAGATTTAAAAGGTATGATGATTGATAATTATAGTCCTGATTATTATGTAGTATTAAGAGGAGTAATAGATGTAGGAGAATTAAGTCCTATTAAAACTAAACCTAATATTGAAGGAAATATAATTAAAGATGATAATGAATTATATGAAACAGAATCAGTAAAATGTCAATTTTTATTAACTCAATCAAGATGTGAATTATTAATAATACCAGACAAACCAACCGACACAAAGACAATTGATTTTAAAAAACATATACAACATTCATTAAAGGCATCATCATTTAATGTAATGGATGATATAGAACAACAAAGAAAACTAGCAAATGAAAAATCACCTCCTCCTTCATCTCCTCCTTCATCTCCTCCTGCCTCTTCTAAAGAATCTATAGATGCTGCAACTGCTGTTTCAATAGCAGCAGCAGCATCATCTAATTAATTATAATAATTTAATTTAGGTTTTTTTTTTAATTTTCATTTTTTTGTTTTAATAAAAAATTTAAAATCAAAATTAATATTATAAGAAATGGTTAAAAAAACTTCTCCCAAATCTAGCAACATTAATATTAAAGAAATTCAAAAGCAATTAGTTACAATCCAAGATGATTTTAAATCTAATAAAAAGAAAATAACAAGATTGGAAAAAGATAATAAATCTTTAATTTCAAACCTCAAGGAAGTAACGAATTGGAAAAAGAAATTTGAATTACCAAGTAATGATTTATCAAATGAAAAGGATTTAACGAAGAATCTACCATACGTCTTATTAGATTTAATGAAAAATATAAACAATCTTAATGATTTTAATCTTAGTTTAATTAATGAAATTAAATCACCAAAAAAAAGAAAGTATAATAATGATAATGAATATAGTAGCGAAGAAGAAAGTGATTATAGTGAAGAAGAATATGAGGACAACACAGATTTCGAAGATATATCTAATGATGATATTTCTGATAATGAAATCAAAGATTTAAAATGTCATACTCCTCATCCTAGTGCTTTAAATAAAAATAGAATAAACAAAAAACACATAATATTTGAAGATGAAGATGAAGATGAAGATAAAAATAAAGCAAGTAATGATAAAATTAAAAACATCAATAAAAAAATAAAAGAAGAAAGAAAACTAAAACTTGAATTAGATAAATTTATTAAATATCATAAAATTATGAAACTATTTAAATCGCAAGATTATAAAAACAAATCATTGACATATGATTATTTAGAACTTTATTTTAAAAATGAAAAATTGCGACAACTTAGGAAAAATGATTTAGTTTATTTTTTGAATTTATCATTGGAAGAAAAAACATCTATCTATAATACTGAAATCCGTTTAAATAATCTAATTGATAATTCAATTCCTCCTAGATTTAAAATTATTAATTCTTCTTTACCATTAGAAATTAAAAATAAATGTCTTCAAAAATTATCTAAGTTTGATAATTGCGAACCTGGTTCAGGAGAATATAATAAATTAAGTGATTGGATTAATGGTCTTCTAGCAATTCCCTGGAACACATATAAAACATTACCAGTTAATGTTAATAATAATAAAGATAATAAAATATTTAATTATTTAGAACACGGTATGGAACAATTAGATAAATGTGTATATGGTCAAAATAAAACAAAACAACATATGATACAATTGGTTTCTAAAATGATTAGTAATCCTAGTTCAGTGGGAAATGTATTCTCTATTTACGGACCAATGGGAACTGGTAAAACAACTATTATTAAAGAAGGTCTTTCGAAATTATTAGGTCTCCCATTCATTTTTATATCTCTTGGAGGGTCTTCGGACTCTAGTTTCTTAGATGGTCATAGTTATACATACGAAGGTTCTATACCGGGTAGAATTGTAGAAGCTTTAAAGACAGCAAAAAGTATGAATCCCATTTTTTATTTTGATGAATTAGATAAAGTAAGTAATACAAGTCGGGGATTAGAAATCATAAACCTTCTTATTCATTTAACAGACCCCGCGCAAAACAGTCATTATCATGATAAATACTATGGAGATATTCCATTTGATTTATCAAAAGCATTATTTGTATTTAGTTTTAATGATATTAATAAAGTGAATCCTATTTTACGCGACCGGATGAATCTTATAAAAGTTGATGGTTTTACACAAGAAGAAAAGTTTGTGATTAGCAAGGATTTTCTTCTTCCTAGTATTAAAAAAGAATATTTTATAAATAATGATGAAATTATATTTAGTGATGATATTATTAAATATATTATTAATAAAAACCAATCTAATATATCAAGTCAACAAAAAGAAGAAGGCGTCCGTGGTATTAAAAGACGAATAGAAACAATTATATCCAATTTAAATGTTATTAAAATAGCATTTATGAAAAATAAATCAACACCAATTAAACAAGTAAGAAAAAGACGCAAAAAAGAAATTAAAGAAAATAATACTAATTCAAACAAAACACTTATTAATAATGATATTATAGATAATAATATTAAAAACATAGAAGAAGAAAAGATTGATATAGAAATGATTAAAAAAATACTTCCTGAAATAAAACAAAATTTAGACAATTATTCATCGAATAATTTAAAAAATACACTTAAAAATATAAAAATTCCTATAAATGTATCTATTGAATTAGTAGATTTATTTATATATTCTGATATTAACACTATTCCATTTAATATGTATAGTTAATTAATATTTTTAGTTTTATTTAAAAATATTATTATATTATAAATTATTTATTACCACCACCTGATTGTAAAAATTTATCTTGAATCGCATTTCTACACATACAACCAGTGCTAGTAGTGTATGTTGAAGGGCAACATTCTGGTTTAAATTGATTATGACTTACGACAACCATACTTCTGGGAGATCCAGGTTGTCCATCAACTGTAGTAAAATTAGATGCTGTTAAATCTTGAGTTAAAGCGTGATGATTTCCAATTGGAGATACAAAAGATAAGTTTTTAATTAATGGAATATTATTTCTATTCTGTGCTGAACATTTAGGGGTTAATCGATAGTCTTTAGGAGCTATAAAACCTTCCGTTTGATTTACATCTCTCATTATAAAAAATAATACAACGCCCATTAATACTACATACATTAAGAAATTAGAATTGCTTTCTGACATTTTTACATTCATATTAATATTCGTATCTTTTGATAAAATACATACTATTATTATAACTGCAAAAATCATTAAATATAAATTTTCGGAAGAAATCATATTTATTTATTTACTAACTATTTAATTTTAACTAAATTAACTTTATTTAATTATTAATATATAATAATAAAATATAAAAAATATATAATAAAATATATAATAAAATATAAAAAATATAATATAATTTTAATTTAATTCCTTTTCTTGATAACTACTAATTTCATTAATTAATCTGTTTTTAGCAAATTCAATATCATCAAACATTTCTAATAATATATTTTCAACAATAATACTATTATATTCTTCTCCTTGATTTTTTTTTAAAGAATTTCTTATATATTTTTTCATCTTTGTAGGATTATCATTAAATAATTTATTTACAAATTTACTAATTTCATCATCAGGCAATCTTTCTAGTTTATTCTCTTCTAAATGTTTATCATAATAATATTTAATATAATAAAATACAATATCTCTTATTAAATTAGTTGTGTTTCTTGTAGTTTCCATTTCTATAATTTAAATATATTTATTGTTTAGTAAATAATTAAATATAATCTTTATCTAATAGAGTTATCTATAGATTTATTTATATTAATTTAATATTAAAAATAAAATCTTAAAACGCAATAAGATATAAATATATATATATTATTATATTATTAATTTTAATATAATATTTAATATAATATATTAAATATTATATTAAATATTATATTTATGTATAAATTACATAATTTAAATAAAAACCCTTTTTTATATATATTAAATATTTTGATATGATATTAAACTATTTAAAGAAAGGTTATAATACTATAAAATCATCATATTCTTATATTTATAATAAAACATCTAATATAATATATGGTAATTGTAATGGAATTAAAAGTCTCTATTTATTTATATTAATTATATATCAAGTAAATTATATAATAAATTATGACTTGTTAAATGATGAAACATCAATAAATGATTTAAAAAACAATATATTTAAATGTGGCTGTATTAGTATTAAATTTACACAATGGATAATTTCTAAACTAAAAGGAATAACTGATAAAAATAAGTTTAATTATATTATTAATGAGTTTGAAAATATATTTGATAACTGTGATTATCATGATGTAAAACATTCGAAGAGAATATTTAAAAATGACTTTAATAAAAATATAGAAGACATTTTTGATATAAATAATTTTGAAGTGATAGCATCTGGTAGTATAGGTCAAGTATATAAAACTAGATTTAAAAAACTTAAAAAACTTAAAAATCCATTAGAAAATCCAGATATTGTAATTAAAGTTCGTCATCCATATATAGATTATATTAAATCATATCAAATGATATTAATATATTTTATATTGGGTATGCAAAAAATTACTTATTTAAAAAATAAGTATTGCATTCATTTTAATTTACATGACTTTGTTGATAATATAAATAAGCAAATAGATTTTAATATTGAAGCATATAATAATATTAAAATTTATGATAATTATAAAGATAATGAATATATCGTAGTTCCTAAAATATATAATTTTAGTAAAAATATTATTATATCTTCTTTTGAAGATGGTTGTTATATTGATGAAATTAGTGAATATCAAAGATGTAAGGTTGCTTTAAATTTGTTATGTTTGGTCCACAATATGTGTATGGTTGATAATTTTATGCATGGTGATTTACATATTAAAAATTGGAAAGTTCGACCTTATAAAAAATCATATCAAATTATATTATATGATTTTGGTATTTGTTTTGAAGGACCATCAAAAGAATACAATTCTAAAATAATTGAATATGCAGAAACACAAAATATAAAAAAACTAATACATCTTTTTTTAGAAGATTTTCATTATAACATGAATAAAGAGGATTTAGTTGAATTATTATATGAAAAATTCAAAGAAATATGTGAAGAACCATTTAATATGAATATAGTATTTAATAAATTAATATATTTATTCAGCACATATAATTTAATAATTAATAATTTATTTTTAAATGTTATGCTATTCTTTTGTTTATTAGAAGATGTATGGAAAAAAACTAATATTATTTGTCAAGACCCTTCGTCAATAGGGGTTGATAATATTGTTAAAAATCAAAAATTAGATATAATTACTTATTGTAATACCTATAATGTATATCCTGAATTAAAAAAAATATCAAAACAGCAATTAAAAAAATACAACAAAAATGTAAAAACAAAAAATATTATGTTCATAAGAACACAATTATCTAAGTTTGAATTTGATAATCCCGATGATATACTCAGTGATAACTAACATAATAATAATAATATTAAGATTATAATAAATAATTCAATTTAAGTTAAATTATATATCAATATATAATAAAAATAACATCCTAATTTATTTTTACCTTATTTTTAATCCAATATTTTTAATAATATAACATGTCATCTATTAAAGAATCTAATAGTGAATATAAATTTAATATATTAACAAGTAATCTTGTTTTATGGAATCATAATATAAATGACCAAAATTGGAATTTAGATAGTTATAAACAAATAGGAATTTATAAAACTGTTGAGGATTTTTGGATATATTCAAATGAATTAACAAATAAGTTAATTAATTATGGGATGTTTTTTTTAATGAAAGAAGGTATAATGCCTACTTGGGAAGATCCACAAAATATGGATGGGGGGTGTATTTCAATTAAATTATCATTAATAGAAGCAATTGATTTATGGAAAAAAATAAGTATTTATTTAGTATCTGGTAATTTTGATGATAAAATTAATGGTATAAGTATTAGTCCAAAAAGAAATTTTAACATTATAAAAATTTGGGTTAAAGAAGAAATTGATATGAATACTTATAAATTACCATGTGAATTTAATTTAAATAATAAAATAGTATTATTTAGAATTCATAAAACAAATATCGAAAAAGATAGAGATAAACAAAAAAATAATTAAATTTAATTTTAGTTTTTAATATTTTATATTTAATTCTTATAAATTTCCATCATCTACTTGTGGTGCTAAACAAAGTTTTATTTCTCCAAGATTAGCAATATCACATCTTAATACTAGTGGAAAATTATTTTTAATATGTATTTGAATTGTATTACTAAGGTTGGAACATTTACTAAATAATACAAGATGTCGTAATTCATAAAACCCTTGTATAATTTCATCAGGATTATCATTTTTAAGGAATTTCATACCGTTGTTTGTTGGTTTGATGATTGTTTCTTGACGAACATTATCATTACATCCTCTGAATTTTAATTTATTTCCTTCACATTCAATTTCAATTTTTTCAGAGAAATTAAATATAACTCTACATATTTTTTGAAACCTATTAGATGGAAGACTAATTACACTTTCAAATGTTTGAGATGGTATTTCCATTTTTTCATATGGTAAATCCATAAGATTAAGATATGTAGTATCACACGTATTTTCCTCTTTACAATATGTTTCAATCCCTATTTTATTAGGGTTTTCTTTTTTAACAAACAATTTTAATGTATCTGTATTTTCCATATTTTTTATAATTTTGAATGTATCTTCCATATTAAGACCAAGAACAATAGTTTCGGGACAATGATATTCTTCAAATTTTTCACCCTTTAACTTACTATGAATAAGAACTACACGAGAAGGGTCAACCGCTTGAATTTTAATACCTTCTGAACTACATTCTAAATTACCTTCTGTTAATAAATCACGCAATAATTCCATTAAATATTTAATGGGTGCTGTTTTAGAAGTCCATAAATAAAAACTATATTCTTTTAAATCAATCTTACTCATAATAATTAAAATTTATTTATATTTATATCATTTGAAAAATTCTTAAATAATAAATTTAATTACATTTATTTTTATATATATATATATATAAATTCATATTAAATTATAATATTGCTATTAATATACATATGTATTAATATGCATTAATACACATAACAGTCCAAATATTATTAGTATATCAAATAATCCTTTAATATTAAACATTAAATATCCAATCGCTATTAATAAAATAAATATTAGAAATATTGCCATTAATTCATCCATATTGTTTATTTTTATTATATTATTATTTTTTATTTTTATTGATTTAACTATATATTAATAATGATTAATATATAATTTAAGAATTTTTATCATAAAATAAAATAAAATACATATTAATTCATTTTATAACATATCTATAATGAAAACACTATTATGTGTATTATTTTCATTATGGAATACACTTCATTTTCAAAAAGTAGATGCAAGTAGAAACGAAGTAAATTTAAGAAGTCATTTATTTGATAATTATCAAAAAGATACACGTCCTGTTAAAAATGTATCACATCCATTAAATGTAGATATGGGTCTGGCAATTCAAACACTAGAACAATTTAATCAAAAAACTGAAACTATAAAACTTAATATTTGGTTTAGAATGAATTGGTACAATGCATATTTAAATTGGGAAAATAAATCAGATGAATATCAAATTGATGTAATAGATGTATCACCTAATACAGTATGGACACCAGATATAGAATTAATAAATGCTGCTGCTTTACCTGAAATATACACCTTAAAAGGAGGGATGATGCTTTATAAAGATGGGGGGTGTATGTGGAGCAGACCGGGGATTTTTATGTTTTCGTGTCCATTAGATTTACATTTGTTCCCCTTTGATACACAAGTTTGTAGTTTAACATTTTCTTCATGGATATTTTCAAACAGATATCTGGTTTTAAAACCGTATGATGATGAAAGTAAAGCAGTTGATATATTAAATGATTTTTCTCATAGTGAATGGAATGTGAAAAATGTCTCATATATAACTGATGAAATGCCTATTGGAAACAACGAATTTAAATCTACAATTACATATTCAATTGAATTGGGGCGTTTTACTCATTATTATACTTTAACAATGGGTATGACTATTACACTTGTTTATATAAGTTTTCTAATTATGTTCCTTCCACCAAATAATATTAGCAGAACTAGCACTGCTGTATTTATTCCATTAACTATTCTTGCTTTACAATTAACAATTATTGATAAAGTTCCTGTAGTTGGATATTTCACTTTAATGGATAAATTCTTTCTTTGTTGTTTCGTATCATCAATGTTGGTATCTATGGTGAGTGCAGTTATTTTCGCATTAATATCTCATAAATCACATAAAGTGTTATATTTAATAAGTTTTTTAACGAATATTGATACATTACGAGAAAATGAGATGAAACATTTAAATAAAAAGGAAATACTAAGTGATAAACTAAAACAACGATGTAAAGAACATGATTCAAAACATATAAATGAAAAAACTAATCTGGATTATTTTATTGAAAAAGATTATTATGAAGAAAATGAACCTAATATTGAAAACGAAATTATGCGTTCTATGAATGTATTTAATAGTTCAAAAAATTTAATAAAAAATAATAATAATAATAATAATAATAATAATAAATTATATAGAAAAAATGATAGACTTATAAATTTTGAAAAAGAAGATATAGATATAGGTGATTATATGAATAACCCTATTTATAAAATAAATTCTGATTCACACACTAGTTCTAGTAAAATTAGTTACAATAGTTTTACAAATGATATTAATTCTACACAATATAATACACCATCCATTATTAAAACTATAAATCATGATAATAAACTACTAGACCTATCTAACGATGAATTACTTATTTATAAATATATGATTAACAAGATAAAACACATAGATAACTTTTTGAGAGTTATATTTCCTCTAGCATACACAATCTATATTAGCATTTTATTGAAAGTATAGTTTTATTTTATTTTATTTTATTTTATTTTATTTTATCTTACTATAATATATAACTAATTAACTTTTATTTTCATTATGGGTAAAAAAAAATCAACTAAATCAACTAAATTATTGTCAAAGCGTAATTTAAAAAAAACAACTAAAATAGGTATAATTGTTTTTATTATTATAGCTGTTATAGGAATAATTCTCGGTGTTGTTTTTGGTGTAATAATACCTAATCAAAAAACAAGTGAAGAAATATATTGGAATAGCATAAGTGAAAAGAGAGAGATAGGAAATTTAGATTTAGAAATACCTGATTATATAACAAATATACCTAATAATGCTTTCAGAGATTTCACGAGTTTAACATCAGTCACCATTCCAACGTCCGTCACCAGCATCGGAGACGATCCTTTCCCACCGGATACGACCGTGAACAGGCACTTTCAGGTTCCGGCAGGCACCATCACCATCACGGATAACTCGTGGGCAGGGTGGGGTGTTGAGAAGGAAACATTAAAAGAGGTGATAATCCCATTATCAGTGACCATCATTGGAGACTCTGCTTTCGAAGGATGCACCTCGTTGGCAAGCATTGCGATTCCAACGTCCGTCACGAGCATCGGAGACTCTGCTTTCGCAGGATGCGACTCGTTGGCAAGCATTGTGATTCCAACGTCCGTCACGAGCATCGGAGACTCTGCTTTCCCACAGAATACGATCGTGAACAGGCACTTTAAGGTTCCGGCAGGCACCATCAACATCACGGATAACTGGTCGACAAGGTGGGGTGTTGAGAAGATAACATTGAAAGAGGTGATAATCCCATCCTCAGTGACCAGCATCGGAAATTTTGCTTTCTATGGATGTAGTTCGTTGACAAGCATTTCGATTCCAACGTCCGTTACCAGCATCGGAGACTCTGCTTTCAAAGGATGCAGCGCGTTGGCAAGCCTTGAGATTCCATCCTCAGTGACCAGCATCGGACACAGTGCTTTCTCCGAATGCTTCTCGTTGACGGACATAACCATTCCATCGGTCACCAGCATCGGAGACAATGCTTTCAAATTTTGTAGATCGTTGGAAGACCTTGTGATACCGTCCTCCGTCACCAGCATCGGACACAGTGCTTTCATTGGATGCAGCGCGTTGGCAAGCCTTGAGATTCCATCGTCCGTTACCAGCATCGGAGACCGTGCTTTCTATAAATGCACCTCGTTGGCAAGCCTTGCGATTCCATCGTCCGTTACCAGCATCGGACACCATGCTTTCTACAAATGTAGCGCGTTGGAAAGCCTTGTGATACCGTCCTCCGTCACCAGCATCGGAGAGGAAGCTTTCAAATTTTGTTCCAACTTGACAAGCCTTACTATAGAAGATATCGATAAAATAACATATATAGGGAATAAAGCATTTGCTAACTGTAATTTAAATCAAGTAACAATTAAAGGAAAAGAATATACTAAATGTAACGCTATAATTACAGATTATTCTAAAAAAATTAGCCCTACTGTATTTGAAGGTAATAATAGTTTAGAAGTTTGTGAGTAATATATTAATATATTATATCAACAATTTATCAACATTTTAAACATTTTTTCACTATTTAAGAATAAAATTACTTTTATTAAGTAAAGGAAAAGAAAATAAGTTCTTTAACAATGAAATCATTTTTCAATTTAATTATATTAATAACGACTCTACTATTCACAAATATAATCGCAACAAAAGAAGATGATTTACGTAATGTTTTATTAAACGATTATAATAAATATACTAGACCAGTAATCAATGATACAAATACACTTGATTTGAAAATAGGGATTGAGATAAAAGGATTGGAAACATTTAATCAAAAAGATGAAACTGCAGTTTTCAATATATGGATGACTATGATGTGGTTTGATGAATATTTAACCTGGAATGAAACTGAATATGGTATTAAATATATCAATCTAGATAATAAACTCATCTGGAAACCTGATATAGAACTCTATAATTCAGCATCTAAAGCCAAAGTTTATAATATACACGATAAAGTGCGTCTTAAAAGCGATGGTCATATTTTATGGGTAAGACCTGCATCATTTGCGTTTTCTTGTCCCCTTGAATTAAGTCAATTTCCAACTGATACACAAACGTGTTCAATGACTTTCGGTTCTTGGTCTTTTCCAGAAAATAAAGTATTGATTACACCATTTGACTATAAATATGATAATACATACCTGAAAGAAAACAATATATTTTTAACTGGTAAAATGGAAACTATAATGGAAGAATATTATGACGACGATGGATATGATGGATATGATGAAAATGATGAAAATTATGATTATTATGGTTATTATGATTACTATGGTTATTATGATAATTACGAATATGAAGATTATAATATTGAAATAATTAAAAATAAAACACGGAGAACTTCCAATACAAATAAACCAAAATTAAAAAAACAAAATATTACTATACACAAAAACACAACTAGAAATCAAAATCAACACAATCAGCATCAAATAGAATATAAAAATATTTCAATAAGTCCTACATTTACACATAATGAATGGAATATTGTTTCTTATAATTGTTCTTATACATCTGAGACCTATAAATGTTGTCTAGATGATAGATGGTCTGTTATAACATTTGATATTTCTATTTCTCGGAATTCAGAAAAATATTACTTAACAACATCATATATCTTCATTTTAACATTTGTTGCTCTCTGTATTAATATAATAGATAATCGCAATTATAACAGAACATATATCCTTATATTCATACCTCTGTCTGTAATTTGGGTATTGATTTCGGTTTCAAACTCTATACCTGTTATTGATTACTTTACAAAAATGGATAAAATCTTAATTCTTTCATTTATTGTATGTGAAGTGTGTACGTTTATTAGTGGATTACTTTATGCTCTTAATAATTCTAATTATTTTAACAGATACAGGTATTCATCTAAATTTAGATCTAAAAATATATATTCTCAAAACAACTCTTTAACTACTGTAATAGTAGGAGGATTACAAGATATTATTCAACATAATTTAAATATAGAAACAAAAGAAAAAACATTTGAAGAAAAATTCGAAGCTAATATACAACGAAATAGATTTATACTTATTAAAACCTTATTATATCATTTTGATTACTTATTTCAATTTGTAGTATTAACAGGTTTCATTATGGGGTATAATATGATTTATTATAAATAATTTAGTATTTTATAGTATTTAATAATTTATTTAACGATATAGCATTTCATTATCACTATATAAATAATTCCGAATATTGATGCTAGTATAAAATGTGAATCTAGTTTTAGTGTATTGTATTTATTTACTAGAGATACACATACTGGTGAAAAGAGAATATAGACTAATAATGAAAAAAGGACTGTTTGAATTACAAGTTGATGATTTTTATTTTTATTATAGAGTTTTGTTTCTTTTTCTTTTATTTCTTCTTGGGTATGCATAATACAAGTTTTCTTACTTTATATATTTTATTAAAGATATTTATTTCCTAAGATATTTATTTCCTAAGATATTTATTTCCTAAGAAAATATTTATTTCCTAAGAAGATATTTATTTCCTAAGATATTTATTTCCTTATATTTTATTGATATTTTCTAATATTTAATTAATAACTGTATTTACTATATAGTATAATAAAGTAAAAATGATAGCGTGAATTACTTGTCTATCTAATCCTTTTGTTAATGGTTTTGTGATAGCATATATTTTTGCGTTGGATAAAATAAAAAAGAGTAATCCAAATAATATACTTTTAAGAATTAATTTATGAGAATTATAATCGTTTTCATCACCCCCTGTAAATCCTTCAACAACATTATAATTATTAAATCCCTCAACAAGATTACTAAACTCTTCTTCTTCATCAACATTTTCTTTTTCTTCTTCATCAGTCTCTTTTTCTTCATCAACATCTTCTTGTTCTTCATCAACATTTTCTTCTTCTATTTGAAAATCTTCTTTTATACTATTCTTATTTAATAAGTCTAAATCTAATCTATTGTTGTCTGTTGACACATCATCATCTTCATGATTTTCAAATGCTTCTGTTGTTTCTTGAAATTGATTCGCAAAATTATCAATAATTCCAAATACCATTTTTTATTTTAAAATAAATAGTTTATATAATATAAATAGATTAAAAATAATAAAAATATAACAATAAAATAAATATTATTAATTATTAATAGTTTCTAATTCTTTTTGTATTCTAGCAATTTCTATTTCTTGTTCTTGTTTTGCTTTTAACAATAATTTTAATTGTTTCTTTTTTTCATTATCTTTTTCATTATCTTTTTCATTATCTTTTTCATTATCTTTTTCATTATCTTTTTCATTATCTATAGTTTTATTCATTAATGTTAATTCATCAAGTTCATCATCTACATCCAATTCATATTCAGAATCTGTAAATTCATAATCTGTTTCATCTTCACTATATGTATTATGTTCTATATCTTCATCATTATCTTCTTGTTGTTGTTGTTCTTCTTGTTGTTGTTGTTCTTCTTGTTGTTGTTGTTCTTCTTGTTGTTGTTGTTCTTCTTGTTGTTGTTCTTGTTGTTGTTGTTCTTCTTGTTGTTGTTCTTGTTGTTGTTGTTCTTCTTGTTGTTGTTCTTCTTGTTGTTGTTCTTCTTGTTGTTGTTCTTCTTGTTGTTGTTCTTCTTGTTGTTGTTCTTCTTGTTGTTGTTGTTCTTTTTCTTGTTGTTGTTGTTCTTGTTGTTGTTCTTCTTGTTGTTGTTGTTCTTGTTGTTCTTCTTGTTGTTGTTCTTCTTGTTGTTGTTCTTGTTGTTGTTCTTCTTGTTGTTGTTCTTCTTTCATATTATTATCATTAATAAAATTAATTTGTGGTTCTTCTTCCAACTTAAAAAATATATTTGTATCTTTTTGTGATATTTCTTCATCTTGTTGTTTGAGTGATTCAACATTAACATCTGTATCATCACTAAAAAAATACCCTGATGGTAAATTATCTTCATCTATAACTTTTAATAGTTTAATTTTATATATTTCCCATTCTGCTATAAATTGTTGTTTTAAAAATCGCAAACCGGAAAATCTAATAATCCCTATTATTTCATCATTAGCACATAATTTATTCATATTAATTATTTTTTTTTGTTGATTATAAACCTCCAATAATATTTTACCTTTATAAGTTGGAACTTTTAACATTATTGTTGGATTTTTACCATTCATATTAATTTTAATTGGTGATTTATAAAATTGTTCTATTGTATTAAGAGGTAATTGTTTATTAAACCATTCATTACTATTAAAATGGCAAGACACAACATTCTTTTCATCTACCTTTTCTATAAATTCATAAAAACTACTATCATATCCCTCTAATGAAAGTTCCATTTCAATATAATAATCATCACCTTCTTTAATAATTCCAGATATTGTTTTTAATTTAGGTGTTTCTATATACATGGATAATGGATTATTATTCATTAACTTATAATACACTGTAGATATTAAACATCCATCATTAGTTCTCTGAGGTTGATAATATTCTATTTTTTCAAAATCAAGATTTTTATAATTGAGAATACGTGGAAATTTTTTACTAGAAGACATATTCTAATTAATTAAATTTATAGTTATTTTTTTTTTTCTTAAAACGCAAATTAAAAATAATTCGTTTTCTATATTATTTTTTAATATGATAAAATAATAAATATTTTAAATTAAAATTTCATTAATTAAACTAATAACTGTAAGTTATTAAACACTACATAAAATAAGTAAATGTCTGCTAAATTAAAAATAATTTGTAGTGAAATAATAGAAAAATGTGTTGAAGAATTTAAAGATGATCATAATTTTAATAAAATAAAAAAAGAAATGTTAGACCCATGTGTTAATTATATATTAAATAAGATATATCCATATGTATTAGCATCATGTGTCATTTTTGTTCTTATATTTTTAATGATAGTAACAATACTTGTTATATTAATATTTAATAAAAAAAACAGTAATATAAATACAGGAATAGAGGGCGTTTCTAATATTATTAACATATAATTAATAGATAATTAATACTAATATTATTAACATATAATTCATATTTTATTTAGATTATAATTAATAGATAATTAATATTAATAATTTAATAATGTAATCAATTATATTTTTATTTAGTAATATACAGATTATTTAATTATAAAAATTAAATATTAGTATATAATAGTTAATATTAGTAAAACAGAATCGCATTAAATATTAAACCTATATTTATAATCTAAATAAACTATGAATTTATTTAAACATTTAAATCCATTAGCATTTATAATATCATTTTGTATTGGTATATTAATTGTTTGTGTTAAACAACCTGTTCGTGAGATTAGATATAAACATCCAAATCCTTTTAATGCTGGAAAAGAAATATATAGAGATAATGATGATGGTTGTTTTAAATATAAAGCAACCAGAGTAAATTGTAATGATTATAATCCGAAATCAATAAAGAAACATCCTATAAATATTTAGTTTTTTTAATAATATAATTAATTTTTAAAAAAATATTTTAATATTTTAATACTTAATAATTTTTAAAAATAAATATATTTAATATTTAATACTTAAATAAAAATGCGACTTGATAAGTTATTAATAAATAAAAATGGAAAGATAATAGTTTCTTGTATTTTGGGTTTAGGATTAGCTAGTTTGTTTAAAAAAGTATGTATAGATGATTGTTGCTTAATTATTAAAAGTCCTCCAGAAAAAGATATAGAAGGTTCTGTATTTAAACATGAAAACAAATGTTATACATATAGTCCACAAGTTACTAAATGTCCGAGTAATTAATTTTTAATTAATTCGTTTTAATTAATTTTTATTTATATAATATTTAATTATAAAAATAAATTATGTCTCAATCAACTCCATTAAATCAATTACCTAGAGAAAATATGAATAACTCCCAACAACAATCTTCAAGTGATATGGTAGATGATATTTTAAATGAAATGTCTGTGAACGATGATATGAATACTGAAAGTTTTAATCATATGATGGATGCTAGTCAAGTTCCTCCAGAAAAAATGGAAGAGAACTTTTTAAATAATAATAATTCTAATCAACAACAAAATATTCAAGAACCAAATAATCAAAATACTAATAATTTAGAACAACAAAATAATTCAAAGGAACCATTTCAGAATAATTTAATATCTAAGTTGAAAGGAGGTAATATAGAAGAACTCTTTAAAGATTGTTTGAAACAAATTAAATATTCAATAATTGTATTTATTTTAGTAATGATTGTTTCTCTTCCTCAATTTAACAGATTTGTTTTTACTAAAGTAAAAGGTATGCTTTTAGAGTCTGGTGAAATTAACATGAAGGGTGTGTTATTAAAGAGTGTTATTGCGACTATAGTGTTTTTAGTTTTATCGTTTGTTATTTAAATAACAAAGAATTATTTCTTTAATTATATTTTTAAATTTTAATATATTAATTATTAATTATAATTAATAATAATTTTAGTTAGTTATTTAGTTAATTTATTATTTATTATTAACATATATTATTATATAGTATAAAAGATGTTTGAATTGAATAATAAAGATTTGATATTATTTATAATAATATCTTTAATTGAATACTTATGTATTTATATGTATTTTGATAGTTATACGTTATTTTCAAAAATAATATTTATAATATTACTTATTTTTACAATTCAAAGATTTAATAATATTATTGTTTTAATAAACTGTATCTATGTTATTTCATTAATTATAGTATTTCATAAAAGAAATGATAAAGAAACTTATTTGAATAATAATGAAGACAATAAAGATATACATAATATAACTATTGAAAATTTTACATCAAAATTAAAAGATTTTAAAGAAAAGGAAAAGTTTAAATCCATATCTAGTAATTTAAATAGTCCTACTTTAAAAAGAAAGAAGAAGAAGAAGAAAGAAGGATTTAGAGATGATGACTATACATCAGTAGAAGAGTATAAAGAAGATTTTAAATCATATAAATTTACAAGAAAAACTAAAAGCACATCTGATGCCCTGAATAAACTACCTTTTTATATAGAAAAATTTAAAGAATTATGGTAAAATATTATTATAAAAACATAAATTTAATTAACCGAAATATTAGCAGATACTACATAAATTGTGTTTTCAGTAATGACTAGATATTCATCTCCACATTTATAAGTATTTAAGATTGGAGATGTGTGTTCTTCTTGATTTTTAAAAATAATTTTGTCTTCTCCATCACTACAAATGGAAATCTTCTTTTTTAATGAATCAACATAAAAATAAAAGCAAATTGGTTTTGCTGTTTTAATACTAAGTTTAACTGCTTGTTGAAGTGTTTTATCACTTGGTAATCCGAGATTTTTTTTTCCTCCTTCTTGATTAGACATTTTTTATTTAATAAATAATTATACTATTAATTTTAATTAAATTATTTTATTTATAATTTATACTAGTATTATTATTTACTAAAATAGACGAATTAAATATAATTAAATATAATTAAATATAATTAAATATAATTAAATAATTTATACATATGTTAATTTATCTTCACCAGTATTTTCAGAAGGATTAGTATAATTAGATAAAAATATACAGAATATAATATTAGATGTAAAGTCTAATAAATATATTATTACTATAGCAACTATAAATTTTAAATAATTTTTTTTAATTTTATGTAATATAGGGTTTAATATTAATTCTGGTATAATAAAACCAAATATAGTAAGACAAATACCTTTAATTAAACCGATTAGTTCATTTTTATATCCCAATGAATGTTGACTTGCTGTAGCCGCAATACCAAATGTTGAAACCATATCTATTAATGCTTTTATTATTTTTTGTTTAATATTAATTGGAGAATGAGCATATATACTAAAATTAAAATATGGTTTTGTTAGAACAACTGTTATAATATTACATATGTCATTTATATATGGAGATATTTCAGTAAATATATCATATGATTTATTTCCTCCGTGTTTTCCTATATGAGGAAACCCCAATAATACTATATCATCTATGAAATTACATTTGTTTATAAGTTGCATTTTATTTTAACTAATAACTTTTTAATAATAATAAATATTTTTATAATATAAAATTGATTCTATATATATATATATTAAATATAGATATTAGATTTTAGATTTTTAAATATTTAGAAACATAAATAATAAAATTTACAATATAATGTTATCATCAACTAAATATAAAAAAAGTATTGGTAAAAATGGATACACATTTATTAAGGAAGAACTTGATGATACACATCTTAAACAACTAAAAAAAGACTTAACTGTATTTCCAAAAGTGTGTCAAAATTATACAGTTGATAGTGAACCAGTAGAACCTGTTATATTATACCAAGAAAATAAAGAAAAAATATATATTCCTAGATATTATGCAATTGAAAAATTTGGTCTTCCACAAAAAACTAAAATACAAAAACCAATAAAAGCAAACCTTAATTTTAGCACAACATTACGTCCTCATCAAAATCATATTGTAGATTGTTATTTAAAAAATATAAATGATGAATTTGGAGGTGGTGGTATCATTTGTGCAGGATGTGGTGTTGGTAAGACAGTTATTAGTCTCTATATAGCAGGACATTTAAAAGTAAAAACGCTTGTTATAGTTCATAAAGAATTTTTAATGAACCAATGGATAGATAGAATTAATGAATTTCTTCCAAATGCTAAAGTTGGTATTATTCAAGGAGATAAAGCAGATATAGAAGGAAAAGATATAGTAATTGGTATGCTACAAAGTGTGAGTATGCATACATATCCAAATTATGTATTTGACGATTTCGGATTAGCAATTTACGACGAATGTCACCATTTAGGTGCTCGAGTTTTTTCAAAAGCATTACGTAAAACCAATTTTAAATATACACTTGGATTATCTGCTACACCAACTAGAAAAGATGGACTGACTAAAGTATTTCTTTGGTATTTAGGAAATATTGTTTATAAACAAGAGAAAAATGATGATTCTGATGTTGATGTGAAAATATATAATTATCAAAATGATGACCCTAAATATAATAAAGAAGTTCGTAATTATAGAAAACAAATAATGAACCCAATCATAATAAATAATATAGCTCAATGTAAAAAAAGAAATGATTTTATTATATCACTTATCTCACCTTTAATTGAAGAAGAGCGAACTGTTTTAATTTTGACAGAACGTATTTCACAAGTAACATATATTCACGATACGATTGAAGAAAGTGGACTTACATCTATTGGAAAATATATTGGTCGTCTTAAACAAGATGTTCTTGACGCGTCATTACAATGTCGTATTATTATTGGAACTTATAATATGATTGAAGAAGGTTTTGATTGTAAATCACTTGATACACTAATTATGGCAACACCTAAGGTTAATATAGAACAATCAGTTGGTCGTATATTGCGAAAACAAAAGGCAGACCGCACGATAAAACCTCTTGTCATAGATATTTATGACCAATTCGCAAATAATATCAATAAAGGAAAACGCCGTATGGCTTTTTACAGAAAACAAAAATATGATATAAAAACAATTATTGTTGATGATAATCAATCCCCTCCTCTAATAATAGATATGAAATATGATGCTAAAAAAGAAAGAAACAACAACACAAAAGTAGAATATAAATTTTAAAATTTTATAGTATTATTTAATAATCCAACTACAATACCCATTAAATAAACATGTACATACCATCCAAAAATATCTTTTCCTTTCCCTTTAATATTTAAACCTGTTTTATTTATATATTCATCAATTATATCATTAAACACTTTATCACCAGACTGGTTATCTTTAATATCTATTCCAACATCGATTGCGACATTTTTAATAAATTCAATAATGTCATCATCAACTGTGTTTCTATTTTCATTTAAAAAATTTATATCCTGTTCTCTTGTATATTCAAAACTTATATAGTCATTATATGATTCTGCAAATAATATTAATATAAATAATATAAACATTAATAATCTACCCTTATAATTGTTCATATTATTAAATAAAATAAAAATAGAAACACCAGTCAAAAAGGTGTATATAAAACTACCACAACACGATGGTCTAGTTGGAAATTTGTATGAAATTTTATTACTTAAATAATTATATTGTAATGTTACAAAATATCCTACGAATATTCCAATTAATATATATAATAATAATTGTTTATGTCCTACTAACAATTCAGTAATTAAAGACACGAACAATAAATATACTAAATATTTAATAAAATTACCAGCTTTATTTTTCCTAAAAAATGTAAATGCACCATCTCCAATAGAGTGTATATAAAGAAAAAAATATCTTAATTTATGCTTTTTTAAATCTTCATAAAATTTAACAGGTTTATCTTGTTCAACATTTTTATTAATTAAGTTAAATATAATATACAATATAGAATAAACAAGTGTTACGAAAGGAAATTTAATTTTAACCTTATTTTCATATCCAAAAAAATTAAATACTTTTCCCTTTGTATTTTTTAATGACTTTAAAATATTCATATTCTAATATAGTATTATATATATATATATTATTTATAAAAATAATTTATAAAAATTATAAAATAAAGAAATTAATTTAAATCATATAACAGATTTATAATTACTAAATATAACATATTTAAAATAAAATAATATTATTTTTTCTAATTTTAAAAATGGATTGTTGGGTTTTAGATTATAAACCAACCCTTAAAAATCTAGTGTTCCCAAAATCTCATTATGAAAAAATACAACATTTTATAAAAGATAAAACAATACCTATGAATTTGCTATTGTACGGGGGAAAAGGATATGGAAAAACAATGTATTTAAAATGTATTTTAAAACAATGTTATGATATTACATTAGATGATTTCAAAGCAGATCCCCTATTAGCAAACACATTATATTATAAATCTATATATGTGTTTGATTTTAGTTATTATACTAGTGTTGATATACGAAATATTATAGAATTTATAAGAAAATATTCTAAAAGAACTCTTATTGATAATAGTTTAGATAAAATAATTATTATCAAAAATATACAGGATTTAAATGAAAGATATATAATTTCACTTAAAAATATAATTGAAAAAAACAGTTCATATTGTAAATACATTTTTACATCTTCTAAGCCAATTGATAGAGCATTTAATGGTTATTTTTCAACTATTAAAATAAATAAATTAACTGAAACACAATTATATTCAAGTATTAAAAAAATACTAAAACACAATTCAATTAAACTTGAAGATACAAAATTTACATATAAAAAAATATATAAAACATATCAAACAATGAACTATAATTTTAGAGATATTGTTTTATGGATTCAATACACTATTTCACAAAATGGAAAGGGTTCGCTTCCTATAAAACAGAAGTTAATTGCTAGTATGTTAAATTATGTATTTGTAGATAATAGTAGGGACCTCTTGAAAGAATTTGCTAAAATAAAAGAAATGTTAATTGCTCTTGTAAGTATGGGAATATCTCATTTAGAAATAGTAAAAATAAGTCTTTCTATGATACTAAGTAATCCTAATATTGAATACGATAAAAAAAGTAGAATAATAGAATTGTGTGGAGAATCTAGTATTGAACTTGCAAAATATGATCGTAAAATATTTTCACTAGAACATCTATTTATTAATATATCTATTTTATGTAAATGATTTAAATAAAATTGAAAATAGTGATAATAAGAGGAATAATTATATAACACACAAAAAAATCAATATGTCTCTTCAAAAACTTCAACAAGAATTATATGATATTCTTAAATCTAATAAATCATCTATAGATACAATTAAAACAATTGAAACTTTGATTAAAGATGGTGCTGATATACATAAACCACTTACAAAAAAAGGAGAATATGCATTTCACGCAATCGTAAAACGTGTGTTTAAGTATAATAATATAGATATAGAGACAATATGTGATTATTTATTACAACATAATTGCGACATCAATGCTTTTAATTATGATAAAGAAACCCCATTATATTATCTTTGTAAAAGTCATTCTAAAAATTATATAGAAAAACATAGAATTATAGAATATTTGTTAGAAAGTGGGACTATTATAGATTATTCAGAAAGATTCGGTAAGAAAGAATTATTACATTTATTAAACGACGCAACATTACAGGGACATAATGTATGTGCGGATAGATTTGATGATGAACTTGATACCTTTTTAATTGAATATTCATATATTATTGATTATTGTTTATACAGTTCAACGATTTCATTTAAATATATTTTGCGAAATAGAATAATAGATATTAAACATTTATTGTTAAAATATGCTGAACATAAAATATTTGAAAATGTTGAAGAAGAATATTTTTATGACAATGACGATTTTGATTATAAAACTACATATTGGTATCTAGTAAATGAAGAACATTCACAATTAGAATTTAAAAGAGATACACTCTTAAAAGTATATGATGAAAAAAGAAATGATATAATTTTAAAATATATTGAAGATTCGCTTAATTATTGGTCACCATCTAGACATTATATTCATCCAACTTGTGTGCGAAATGCGGTTTGGTGTATTCTATTAATAAAACAAAAAATTAATCAAGTGGAATCACATCCTTTATTTTTACCACCAGAAATGTGGTTTCATATTTGCTCGTTCTTTACAAGAGAAATGTGGATTATAATTACAAATAAAACAATCCCAATACAAAAATTCACTAGAATACCTAACCTACCTTGTATATTATAGTATTAATAAAATAAATAATAATAAATAATAATAAATAAAAACAATTAATCGAAATTAATAACTGCTTTCAAATTATGTATAACAAATGATTTGTTCGCAGAAATAGATAATTCTTTTCTTTTTCTTCTAGTTGCTTTTTTCTTTTTACCATCAATTTCATTTAGTTCTTTGGTGTCACTACAATCATTTATATATTCTGTATTTTTCTTTGTTTGTTTTTCTAGTCCTTTTTCAGAAGTTTTTTTCTTTTTGTTATATTTACGTTTACCCTTTCCTTTTTTACAACCAGTTCCTATATCAGTTTTTTTCTTTGTTTTTTCAAGAATGAATTTTTTACTATATGTAAATTTATTCATATCATCTTCAATTACTTTCATATTAGCCTCAATATGTTCTAAAATATAGTTTTCAATAGACCATTTAAAAAAATTGAGCTGTCCTACAGTCGTAATAATATAGTCGTCGTCTGCTTTACCATAAAAAAATTTAATACGTTCTCTCCTACAAAAGGGGTCAAAATTCTTTTTATTCAGTGATTTCAATTGTCCTCTATAATCACTAAACACATTAAAATAATCAGAAAAATATTCTTGTTCTTCTAATTCAACACCACTATCGACCTCTGAACAATCATCTTTTATTTCAATGTTGTTTTCTTGTTTTTTTTCTTTATTTAATAATGCGTTGCGTTTCATCTTTTTAAGATTATACATCACTAGATTCTTTTTTGAATAATTAGTGACAAACCAATCTACTAAACGCAAAGATAACTTTGATTTACCATCTAAAATGTTTTTCAATTTATCAATATTTTCTGTTTGGCAAAAAAAACGCGTTAATGGAATTAATAACAAATATTGCTTACCAGTTAAAACATTATCTTGATTTTTATAAATTTCCGCATCTACATTCGCAGTTGTATTCTTTAATGTTTTTTTAGTATGTTGAATATCCATAATTGTATATTATTATATAATTCTCTTATTTAATTTAATAATAAACGCACGACTACTTTTGTAGTTTTATGTTTTTAAATGTTAATTTAAAATTATTATAAATATTAATATTTAAAAGGTCTTTAAATGTAATAAAAAATAAATTTAATTTTATGTATTTTAAATTTTTTTTTTTTTTTCTGTTACTATTGTATAAACACTTTAATTAATTATTTAATTCTTTTATATATTTATATATTTATAATAAATATTTATTATGCCTATAAAATCGCGTTCAAGAAAATCTACTCGTTCAAGAAAATCTACTCGTTCAAGTAAAAGGACAAAGCGTCGAGTAGTCCGTAAAACTGGGGTTCGCAAAGCAAAGAAAACCCGTCACGTAGCTAAGAAAAAGCGTTCTCGCAAAAAGAGCAACAAAGTAATGAGGGGGGGGAAGATAATAAGATTTGAAGGTACTGACTTCGATTGGACGACTGATGATACAGGAGAAATTAAAGAATTCGCATACAAAGACTCTGAATTTACAGGATCTTTATTAATCCCAGACAGTGTCACGTCGATTGGCCAGCATGCCTTTGAAGGATGCAAAATGTTGACCTCGATCAGCATCCCCGACGGTGTGACGTCGATTAGCAGGGCTGCCTTTAACGGATGCGCTCAGTTGAATTCGATCACCCTCCCGAAAGATTTGAATACGATTGGCGATTATGCCTTTGTCAACTGCGCTGCGTTGACCTCGATCATCATCCCCGATGGTGTGAGGTCGATTGGCGGCGGTACCTTTGGCGAATGCCATAGTTTGAAGTCGATCACCCTCCCGAAAGATTTGAATACGATTGGCGATTATGCCTTTCAAGGATGCGCTGAGTTGAAGTCGATCACCCTCCCGAATGGTTTGAAGGAGATTGAAGAATATGCTTTTGAAGGATGTGCTAGGTTGACCTCGATCATAATTCCAAACAGCGTCAGGTCCATCGGCGATGGTGCCTTTTACAACACTGCAATGAGAAGAGTTACAATTTCAGACTTATTTATAGGACTAACAACTCCACAAAAAAGAGAAGGAATATTTCCAGAAGGTTGTGTATTTATTTCATCGGGGTGAGTTTAATAAAGTTAAATAAGCACAAAAAAAAATTTATTATTATTTTTATTATTTTTATTATTATTATTATTATTATTTATAGTAGTTATTATATTGACTTTAGTTTGTGGAACCAGAAATAGGTTGTTTTGTTTTATGTCTTCTTTTCCAAATACGACTTTCCGTTATTGGAAGACAAGGTATTCTTGTATCTTCAATTATTGTAGCTTCAATTCCTTCACCAGTCTGAATAGTTCCTAGTTCTTGTTTAGTTAGAAAACCACAAGGTATTGTAATAACAATTTTTCTCGGTGATATAAAATGAATGTCATTTGTTCCCCAACTAATACCTTTACTTTTACCTTTACCTTTACTTTTACATGTTTTTTTAAAACAACTTTTTTTTAGGACGTTCGGTTTGACTAAACTCATTTTAAAACAAGAACGATTTGTTGTGTAAAACACAATTAAAGTATTTATAGTATTTATATTATTTACACTATATTTTTCAATTTTTATTCTAAAAAGGAATATATTCATTTTAATGTGTTAAAAATCATAATAAAATATGTTAAATCATTTTATATTTATCAAAATAAAAATGAGTATATTAAAAATTAAAGAAATACTAGACATTCAAAAATTCAATAAACCTATTATTATTTTAGTTATTGTATTCGCAATTACAACTATTATTATTTTCGTTTATAATAAAACCGAAAAAGAAGAAAAATTCACTAACAACCAAAAAACTTTAATAAAGCAAGAAAATGACATTGAAAATAAAAATAACAACACTTTAATTAATAAAATACAACAACACGAAAATAATATTAAAAATATATTCCTAAAAGAATATGATTTTATGTATATTATAAATTCTAAAAATGATGATAATAACACCAACAATAACATTATACAAAAATATATCCACATAATGTGTTCTAAATATAAATTAAATGGCTTATTAATAGGAACCTTAAATTATAATGAATTACCACCAGAATGTAATATGATAGATGATAAACCAATAAATCACTTAGAAAAATGTCGCTTTTTATTTGTTCCATATATACTTAAAGAAAGCGAAACTACTATTTTAAAAGATGCATTATCTTTAAATTTACCGTGTCTAGTTATGAATAATGATGATAATAACAACCCCGAATATTTAGAAAAGTTAAATTATATTAATGAAAAAACAGGAAAAACTTTTAACAATGAAACCGACTTTGAACCAGTCCTAGGGGAATTTTTATCTAACTTTGACACTTGTACACCTAGAGAAACTTTTATGGGTTAATTATAATGATAAACTAGATACTAAGATTGATATTTAATATTAATTATAGGGTGGTTATACTTTGATTATACTTTGATTATTTTATGCTGATACTGATGCCGCCGTTGCGACTGCTACTGCTGCTGCTGCTGATAATGCTGCTGATAATTCTGCTGATGCTGATGCCGCCGTTGCGACTGCTACTGCTGCTGCTGCTGATAATGCTGCTGATAATTCTGCTGATGCTGATGCTAGTGTTGTTGCTTTTTTTGCTACTTTTGCTGTGTTTGCTGCGTTTTCTGCTGCGTTTGCTGCGTTTGCTGCGTTTTCTGCTGCGTTTTCTGCTGTGTTTGCTATTTTGCTTACTACTGATAATAATGATGAAGATGCTGATAATTTGGTTGCTGCTGTTGCTGCTGTTGCTGCTGTTGCTTCTGCTGTTGCTGCTGTTGCTGCTGTTGCTTCTGCTGTTGCTGCTGCTTTTGCTGTTTCTATTGCTGTTTTTGCTGTTACTGTTGCTTTTTCTATTTCTGTTTTTGCTTTTGCTGTTACTGTTTTTGCTGTTGCTGTTGCTTTTGCTGTTTCTGCTGCTGCTGTTGCTGTTGCTGCTGTTTCTGCTGCTGTTGCTGTTGCTCTTGCTGATAATTTGGCTGCTGTAGCAGAAGCAGCAGCAGC